TTAATGTCAAGGTACCAGTATCAGATACCCCAGAATTTCCAGGAACAATTAAACCTGGAGATAGAAGCAATGGTGTAAAGATAGTTCAACAAGCCCTTGCTTTAGAAGCCGATGGAATCTATGGTCCAAAGACCAAAGCGTCTGTCATTAAGTTCCAAGATAATCATGGCAATATTGATTCCAACGGAATCATTGGTCCAAAAACTTGGGCTGAATTAGTTAAGTTCCTTTAAGGAGAACACATGTTTGATAAAGAAAAAGCAAAACAAATTGGAATGTCCTACCTACGTGCAGCAGCAGCATCCGCAGTAGCGCTATACACAGCGGGTCAACGTGACCCAAAGGTATTGTCTGCAGCATTTATTGCTGGCCTAGTAGGGCCTATTATGAAGGCTTTAGACAAGTCTGCCCCAGAATTTGGGCGTACTAAGTAGTTATTAGATACCCTTAATCGGCCTTTAAAGGCCCTTTATAGACACAAAGAACCCCCGCCTTAGTAGAAATACTAGGAGCGGGGGTCTTTTTTTGTTTTCTAAGCAGTTCCCCTCTACTTAGACAACTCCAGTTATGTACTCTTTAAACAAGGTTAAAGGTACTCGCCAACCATTAATGTAATTATCATAGTACTCATCATTCATATAATCTTCTGGCTTAATATAACCATAGACTTCTACTGAGGAATAGTATTCTGTATCTAAACACTTAGCCCCAACTATAATTCTTCCCTTATCCTTCTCCCAAAATGGAATACTTGTTTGAGTTCTAACAGACCTAACCTCTATATTATTTCCAACATCTGACAAAGGATGACGTCTAGTATGTAATCCATTTGGATACCAAGGTGTATTCCAGGCTAGGTTATATTGTTTTGCAACCGCCCACTCACATACATTAGCCCTTATGTTTGCATTAATCTCTGGCTCTAACTTACCATCTGCTTTACCCTGTGCGTAGTTGGGTCTATCTGTTGAACCAAACTTAGTAAGCCATCGTTCTACTGCTAGTAGAGTACATACCCTAACTTCTTCTTGGCTTAGATTAACTATCATATTATATGTTTTTAAATATAGATTCGGGAACAACTGTCTTACCAATTATCCCACGTTTGTTTCTATACTTATCCCTTTCATCTTTGTTAGTTCCTGCCCATATACCATGCACTAAATTTTCTATTGCATACTCAAAGCACTCGACTCGTACTGGGCAAGTGTTGCACATTTTCTTAATAAAATCAAGGTTAGTATAGTTACCTTTCTCTTCAGTAAAGAATATTTCTACATCAATACCAGCACATGCTGGGGTATCACTGAATCTCATTATCCTCCTGTTGAGTAGAAGCCACTTCCTTTAAAGTGTACTGGTATGGAGGACCATATACGAATCATAATACTTCCGCAAGAGGTACAAGTAGGCGGATTGGAATCATTTGTTTCTATTACTTTAACACAACTCTTGCATTCAAAATCATAGTACGGCACTAATCGCAGTCCATCCCTATGTTGTCTATAGGTGTAGGTAAAGTAACAAGTGAACCACAGTTAACACATTCGCCATCTAAAAAGTAGAAGGCTATTTCCCCAGCCTCAAAGGCTGCTATGACTGTGAATAGTTCTGAACCACATACACATACATCACCTATAGGATTACCACGCAGGTCCATAGAATTACTATAATCCTTTTGGAATAAATCTTTTATTTCTCTAGGCTCTTGTGTCATCTTCTTCTTCATCTTCGTTTTTATCTACCAGATTATCTGTATCATTAAAGGTACGCCAGCCACCCAAGATTCTAATTAAAGAATTAATTGCACGTGTAACTCGCATCCGTGCACCGTCAGCAGATGTGTTTAATTCTTTGGCTAACTCATTCCACTCATAGTTATCCGTTGTAAATCTTAGTCTTAAAATATTTTGTTTAGCCTCTGCTAACTTGTTGAATGCCTTTTCTATATCTGACCTAAGAACTAGCCAGTTGTTTCCATCTGTGACTTCTCCTGATTTACCAAACTTAAAGTTAAGGTCTAATATTTTACTAGGTATCTCATAAGTATCTGCCAAAATAGATGGGAGAAATGCTTCAATAACTGATGGGTCGTAGTAGTAAAGGTCAACCATATCGTAACCAAACTTACGAGCCTTTTCCTGCTCACAATATTTTAGGGCAGCATTACGCAATGACTTTGCAATTAGTTTTTCTTTATCTTTAGGTGGTAACTTGGACCACTCTGTATATTTATTTGGATGGGTAACAAACCACATCCATAGAATCTGTTTTATATCTGCAGTTTCAACTATAGAATATTTTCTGGAGTACTCTTGAGCAAGCGAGGATACAAGTAAATCATACTCTTGTACCCACGCCTCATTCATAAATTAATCTGTGCCTTCCCACTGTCCTCTTTGTACCAATAGTCCTATTATAGCATAGTTAGCCAGGTCTATAAGTGTATCCTCAACAGATTCAAAATTGGGCGTGGCGTCCTTATCCGCCAGGTTATTCAGTCTAGCCAGTTTGTCATACATCCTCACACGCAGCCCATTCATAGCACCGCCAGGGGCAAGGGCTATATTTAATGGACCATAATCTTCTTGTTTCTTCATCATAATACTACGCAGTTCATTGAGTATTACATCAACATCATTTGGATTCTTCATCTAATATCTCCTTCATACTGGTATCAAACTGTTCCATTGCTGACACTATCTGAATCTCATCTGTGAATTGCTTGCCTTCGCCTATGCTGCTGGCATATATAACTGTAGCCAGTAGGGTAAGCATACGCATAGCACTATCTGGTTCTTCTTTTATAACTAAATATATATCTCGTAATGCATTTAATATATCTAGCCCTTGACCATCTGATATAGATAGCCCAACTAATTTTTTATTCTCTTCTACAAAATCCCAGAACTCTTCATCACTGCCCCAAGCATTTTCTAATTCGCTCATCTATCCATTCCTTTCCTTCTTGCACAATGATACTGTTAACATCGTGTCCTTCTGGCATTTGTAATAGATTAACATTATGTAGTTCTCTGCTTAGTCTTTTACCAAATTCTAACCCTGCGTTGTCACCATCTGCTAATACAATTACTGTTTCAAAATCATCCAGTATCTTTGCATAGTATGGTCTCCAATTGTTAACTCCAGGTATGCCAACTGATGGATGTCCTGTCTTAACTGATAGTACTACTGTGTCCAACTCACCTTCAGTTACACATACATAACTACCTGCTGTTAGTACTACTTGTGCGTTGAACATTGTAGTCTTAGCCCCAGGTACACCCATATACTTAGGGTCTTCGTTGTTGTTAGTAGTTCTAAATCTTATATCAACCACACCTGACGGTGTGATGTAAGGGATTGCTAACCTATTTCTATAAGCCTCATGCCCTGGTAATGGGTCTGCTACTACACCTAGGTTAAAACTTCTGGCCTCTTCTACCGAGAGACGCCGAGTTGAAAGATACTCTTCTGCTAGATGAAGATGTTTTGCGTACTGGTCTGTTGCCTGCAAGAGATATGCTCTCTGCGAATTTGATAGCCTCAATATAATTACCTCCTTCTTTCTGCATTATTAAATCATATACATCACCTTGTGCTTCGCAACCAAAACATTTGAATCTATTGTCATCGTAATTAATTGCTGCTGATGCATGCTTATCACCATGAAATGGGCACTTCATCTTGCGCCAACCATGCCCGACTGCTGGCAGGGTGGCGCCTAGTTGTTCTAGGTAGGCAGCAATACTGTGCTTATCCATAACAACAATCCTATTAGTTCTTGCTGAAATAATGTTAGCATAATTATTAATTCATTTAACAAGTTTTAACATCCTTTCTTTATGGGTATGTTTTCTTACAATTTGTAATGCCATTTCATATGCGAAGGCAGCAGTATAATGTCTATCAATTGTAACATCATCCTCTTGTCCTTCATACATCAAAGCCAATCTATTATGTGTCATAATCTTTTCTTCTAATTCATTTATAATATTTTTAATTTCTTGTTTTATTTCAATATTTTCTTGATTAACTCTATCCATATCTTGGCTGGCATCGTTGCGTACCATTCTCCTACATCTCCTTTCCCTGTTCGTTTATGTATTACTACACCTGTCCATGCTTTATCATTTTTAATTTCTACTTCTAGTTCTTTTACCCATGCTGATAGGTCTAGTTTTCTATGGTTCTTTACCTCTATAACTACACCATTAACTCCTGCTATATCTCCTTTGTCTAGATGTGCCCCTGCAATTCTGCGTTCTACATATGGAAACCATTTCTTTAA